CACCATCGTGCCAGTTGCCCCCGCAGACCGGCAAACGCTCGCCAACAGGGTTGAACCAATGATAATCACCTGCGTAATCTCCGTTTGGTTCGTCTGGGTAGAGCAATAACATCTTTGCAATTTCTGGAACAGTAAGCCCGCTTGCAAGTGTCATATCTTTATACTGTCCACCGACACCGCTATCAGTCTTATATGTAATCGCACCAGAAGTAAGCTGAATTTTGCCTGATACCCAATCCCACTTTAATGTTCCGGCCGTTCCAGGTTCTACAAGCGAGCCATCCGCCTTAATTGCTTTCCAGAGAGTAGAGGATGCCGACATATCACATTTGCTACCCATTGCTGCATTATTGTATGGAATGATCTGGATTTCTCCATCAACAAGACGCATGCCTGCATTCCACTCCCATACATTTCCGTTTAAGTCACAAATGCCATCTCCGTGATGGTTATGGTTCCATGTTACAGGTCCAGAACCGGTAAAACATCTTCCAGTTTTTCCGCTATCCTTTGAAGATTCCTCGCCGTGTTCATGTGTATAAGCCGAATCTTTTCCGTAATTATTGTTTCCATGCGGCATAGTGCCATTCTTGCGGCACCAGAGAGCAATATAAGCCCACTCTGCCATTGTTGCAAGGTGGAAGCCCGCTCCTTTATTTTCGCAAGCCTTTCTTGCAGCATCCCAATTTATGGAATTTGCAGGATCTCTGTGTCCGAGAGAATATGCCCTTTCATTTACAATAATATTCTGATACTTGGAATAATAAAAAGCGGTCTTCTCGACACTGTCCACATTAAACGCATAATGAACATTATCGCTAAGGCCGCTTACAAGCTCTGAATTTTTTCCTTTTGGAATTCTTACATAAATTGATGGCATTCCGATGTCATCCAGTAATACCACATTTTTTCCGCCTGACAGCTCGCTTACCGCAGCTGCCATCTGATCATAATTTCCCATAATAGTCCTCCTTATTCGATTGCATATAATTTGAGCGTAACATTTGCCATATTGAACGGAACAGGGGTTCTTTCCATAATTGTTTCGCTGCTGTTTTCTACCTCAGGATCATAATCTGGATTAGGAACTTCCTTTTCAACATACTGCCTTGCCGGAATCTCAATTTGTGCTGCATACTTTTCACCAAGCTGGCCAGAAGTAATCATCCCATTCTTTGCAATGCAAATGTCAACACATTCATCATTATCTCTCTCCAACTTTTCGCAATTGAGCATCAATTCATCAGCAAATGTAATCTTATTTTTCGATACACTGTACTCAATTTTCTTTCCAACATTTACCTCTACGACTTTCATCTGTCATACCTCCTTAATTCTCTGCAGGCTTCGCCTGTCTTCTGGGCTACGCAATCTGCCATATCTCTTTGTGCTTTGGTTGCATGTTCCGGATTGATACCATAATCACGAAGGGTTCTGTTTGTTTCAGCTTTTCTTTCGTCACTATGAATAATGATATTTGCCACTACACCGTACCTCCTCCCTGTACAAAGCAACGAACAGTCACACTTTTAGCACTGCCTGTAAAAGCAATCTTAAAACCATTCACCTGCTTATCATAGACAACCACATCACCAACATTTACAGGATTGCCTTGTACTTCTGTGATAACCCTGTAATCCAATGTGCTACGCATATTTGCAAGCGCCACAGTCTTAACAGAATTATTAAAATAGAAATCCTTTGTGTTGGTCAATGTAACTTCAAGTTCCTCACCATCAACAGACTCTACGCTTTGCTGAGTATGCTTTACATTCTCTAACAAAAGAGCCAACATAAGTGAGTTGTTATGAATGCCCTGCTCCATGTGATTGAAGTGTTCGGCATCCATTGGAGTTCCCTCCTGGATAATTTCGTCCGAATTTTTGTCCTTTACTTCATCAAGCCACTGTTCTGGTGTGTATGAGCCAGTTCTGTTGCCTTCCAAATATTCTGGTAATACATTCATCCCTATTCATCTCCTTTCTCGTAAATTGGGAATTCAAATTTAGCTAACACACCCTGATTTGCCGTCCTTTTAACGGCAACTTCCAGTCCTCCACAAATGCGACCGGTAATGTCCCAAAGGCGAATTCCGGTAATTGTGTGGGCTGTCTTGGGAGTGGTGAGCAAACTTACAATAAAAACAATCTTGTTGCCTGTGATTTTCTTACTATTGATTTTGGCATCATACCAATTTCCATTTACTTGGTACTGGAATTTATGAATAGACTCCATCCATTCCTGCCGTCTTCTGTTTAGAAAATCTTTTTCCCAGAATCCCATCTTGCTACCTCCTATTCTTTATTTCCACAGCTTCTGGTTCCACATCGTCTGATGGTAGCCGAAGCAATGAATACATTTACATCTGCCTCTGTTTCTGATGATGAAACAGCAAGCGTCTTATATGCTTTCCCGGCTTTATGTTCCGGAGAAGCATATAACTCCGTAGGTGTGCCGAGTAGTACCATATCATCTGCCTCAATTTTGCTATTAACACCCACTGATAAAGAATTTGCCAGCGTTCCTCCTCCAGAAGTCTGAAGACCGGAAGCCGGCATAGTATATTTCTGTAGATAAGCATTCCTTTCCACAAGTATTTCTTTAGGTATTACCATTCCTTGCGTCGCCCTATTGGGCTTTAATCCTGCCACACTTTGTCCGGATTGCAAGAAATCTACTATGTGCAAATTACTATCTATTTCTATCTCAACATCTTCTGCAAATGTTTTTCCAAGTGTAGCATTATAAGCAGTTCCTCCTATTCGGATAGTTCCCGTTTTGCTTGCATCAAAAGCGGCTATCAAGGCATTTGTATCCTGTTCGCAACGGATTTCGATAATAGTACCGAGTGTTGCTCTCCTCGGATGCGTACCACAAACAATGGTATTGCACCTCGGGACATCATACGAAGAAATCCAAAAATTAAAGGCTATCTCAACGATAGCCTTGATATAATACTCAAATTCAATTCTGACACCCGCAGGCTTTACCATTGGAACCTCGCCCAATGTAACAACTTTGCCTCCCGGTGTAAGGAATGGCATCGTAAGTATAATCACCGCAGGCAGAGCCGGATCCTCTCTGTAATAAATTGGAGATACATCCCACAGAAGTGCCAATCCATCCATAAGATCACGATAAGTACATTCGTTTGTATTGACCAGCATTTGATACTTTAAGAACTGCCGGTATCGTTCATCGCTGATAACCGGATCTTCAACATCTATGCCAGCTAAAACACCTGCTTCTTTTCGTGTAAGAGTTACAATATCTCCTACCATATCCAAATTCGCACCAACAGCACTCTCTAAATCTGTCTCTGCGTCAAGTTGTTTGAACACCCTATGTAAATCTTCCATTTGTTTTGCAAATACCGAAATAAGGTCTTCTATGTGCTTCTTTCCTTGAAACTGCTGTGGTAAATCGTCTAACCATTTATCAAGAATGCCCACTATATACCACCTCAATTCTTGTGTCGGCAATGACTATTTTCTGTCTGCTTTCCACACTTACATTTACTTTCGTGTACTCTTCACTGGTTGGTATATGCTCACTATCCTTTGTTGCTGCACATTTGATGTCAACATAGGTTACACCACCGACTGCAGAATAAATTCCATCATTAAAAGTCTGGGACAACATATTGTCGCCAGCCTGCAACTTTGAGGCATCTTCTACAATTGATTCTATTGTCAGATTTGCGTAATTAGTAGGTAAATATGACTTATCAGCATCCAAAGTAACCTTCATCCATACATAGATATATTCTGGTCTATTGAAACTTACAGGGATAGAATCTCCATACTCTGTTGCCACATTAACAGTAATAGAACCGAAGGTTTGAATTCCAGCAGCTTTTTTATCTAAAATAATACTTGCAATGCTTGTTTCATCTCCTCCGTCCACAATTATTTCAACACTGTGTGGTGGTCTTCCTTCTTTATCCGTATCATCCGTATCATTTTCATATCCTGTGGCACTTTCGACATTCGGAACATTATTTATCAGTTGCGAGCAAATACTGTCTATCATTCTTGTGGACCGAATAGCCGATTTTGCAAGATATGAATGTCTAAGTTCCACATCTGTTTCCTGTAATCTTCCATAAGTTGGTTCGATTAGATTCTCAACAGCATTAAATCCACTGATATTGGTAATCATAACAGTGATTGTTCCATTCGGGAATATGAGTTTTCCATACTCTACTGTGGCAAAATCAGCAAGAGTAGTGACACTTGATGTTGTTAAATTGTCTGACAGAACCAGGATGCCACTCCTTGAAGATGATTCGCAAATTATATCAAGCGTAATACTGCTTTCATTCACCGACACTTTATATCCATCTGGCTTAACAACCTTACTCAGCCCCTCAATAATAGACAATTCATCATCAGAACTGCTCGTAAAACTATACTGAACACCATTTATTGATACGGAATAAATAGCTCCCGTTACAGGAGCAGCAACTCTTATTGACACCCGATTGAAATTTTCTCTTGTTATAATGAATTCAGATACAGCCGAAAGCTTAGCTTGCGGTGCTGTGTTTGTCGCAACTGTAGCACCTTGTCTCACAGTTGTTCCATCATCACCAGTACAATGCAGTGTATAATAACTATATTTATTAGGACTTCGTCGGATTCCGCCATATTGAACAGCATTATCCAGACTTACTCCTTCAGCTGTAGACGGATATTTTGCATAATAACTGGCCTGTGCCACTTCCCAAAGCTCGGAAATTTGTCCGCCGTATGTTGTTATTAGTACATTCAGAAACGATTGAGGATCCAATCTGGTGTTAAATCCAAATTTTCCAGAAAGTTCTGAATGAAGTTCCTCTAATATTTCATCCAATCTTTTAATCTCAAATCCTTTATCTGTAATTCCATATTCAGCCACCAATCTTCACCTCTTCCTTATATGTTTTTTCATCTGTAACAGCTTCATATCGGATTACTGCCGACCTTTTCAAGCTATCAATTTCTATAGATACATCATTAACTTCCGTAATTTCGTCTACATTGAAAATTTGTTCTTCTATCAATTCTTTAATCTGGTCTATATCTGGATTTTTCACAAAAAGATATTCAAAATACGGAACACCAGCTTCATCATCCCATCTCCATTCTTGAAAAAACCACTTTAACCGAATTTTTATCTTTTGGCGAACAGAATTGGCAAGGACAATGTCTGTTCCCTTGAATGCCAAGTCACCATTACTGTCAAGCAATATATCCACTTCCTCGCCTCCTTCTTTATTTTGCCTTTGATGTGTCTCCGTGCACACCTGCATGTGTATGATTTTTCAGAGATATATTTCCAGCTTTTACATCGCCACTCACAATTAAATTTCCTGCGATTTCCACATTGTCTTTATTCACCGACACCTTTGTCGCACCATTCTGCAATATCAAACTCTTTTTACTGCAAGCCTCCCTCAAAGCAGCGTTGCCCTTATTGGACAATCCGGGGATTGCTATGGCACTTGTCAAGTCAAACCGAATATCGTTTTCTGATTCGCCGCCACCTATCCATGCATCCAATTCCTGTTCTGAAATGATTAGCAAGCAATCCATACCAACTGTTATTGGAAAGGCAATATAAATGTCATTCACCTGACTTTGAGGAATAATGACCGGTACTTCCGTTACTGTTGGGTATGCCATTTTTCTTCCAGAATCAGTAGTGTATGTTCCATAAGGTTTTACAGTTGCAAATCCTGTTCCTACATTAAATGCCGTTATTTTCCCAGGAATCGCAGTATGCATTTCTTCCATTACCGACCTTGCAGCCTTTTCGACCTGTTCTACAAATTCTTGTAACATTATTTTACCTCCAAAAGCTGTGCTGTGCATATCCAATCGCCTTCCAGATTGTCTCCGTCAATCGTCAGCTTGTAAACTCTAAAATATCCACGCACTTTGTCGCTTTCCAATCTTATATAATCATTCACTCCAATCGCTCCATTCAAAAAATATTTCACTTCATAGCCTATCTGACTATTGCTTTTTCCGTTGCTCGAATCGTCGCTTTCAGAGGATATAGTTATTCGCTTAGGCACCTCTAAAAGTCCCGTATCGGTACTTAAAAGATACGCCCTAGTTGTTATAGCCTCATTTGGTTTCCTTATCTGTAAAACCGAATTCTGAATAGACCATTTAAGACCACATGTCTTACACAGCTTTTTCAAAGCTGTTTTAGCTGCTCCTACATAGCTAAATCCATGCGGTAAAGTTTTGAATTTGCAACCTTTTGAATACACAACCGACACACCCATTTCTCCTGCAATTTGGTCAAATACCTCCTTGCTGTTAACTTTTCCAGAGCGAGAAATGGATATATATGTATCTCTCAAAGCAACCCTTCCGTCAACAACTTCTATTTCCGTCATTCTGTCTGCCCCATCCATTTCAGTTGACGATGTAACTACATTTCCTGCTAGAATCAATGCAATGTGATTGGCATATCCCGCCTGTAATTCAATTGCACAATCTTTCGTGTCGAGGATGTTGAGATTGGCAGGGGATAAATTCCATATTTGCACTTTGGCTGTATTGGCAGTTTCTGATGTTGATTTTTCAACACTAAAACTTATATGCAATGCATGCGGATTCTCCGTTGAAGTTTGACCGATTTGAAATCCGTTATGCCCCATTTTTCCAGCCTTCATAAGATATCTTCTGATAAAATTCTCCTGTGCCATTTTAATCCTCCCATTCATCCCAAGGTATAAAAACAAATTCTGCGGTTCCATTATTGAAAGATTCCCTTGTAAGTCTTGTTTCTTCACTAATTGCACCGAATATTCCATCTGGCAATGATGTGAAATTCATAAAATGTGTCAGCGGGAAATTAGGCACAATCTTGGTCGGAGAAATAATAGGATTTTCGTCTGTGTCTGATAATCCAAAGCTCCAAAAATCTCCTGTTCCATTGTATGTAAAGCGGATAAGATACTCTTTTTCTGCAATCGTCACCGACGATACGCTATCGTTCATATCCGGAACTGTAATATATAGCATTTACCCACCTCCTACAAAAATCCTGTTTTTTTTCCGATGTTATATAATATAGAGCCCTTCTTTCCACCACTCGACTTGCCAGAGCCTCCGGATTTATTAGAGCCTCCAGATTTGCTTGTCGAAGAACCCGAAGATTTTGAACTACTGGATGACGTTGTCGCTTTTCCTGCGCTCTTCTTCGATTCTCCACTCTGCAAAATATATTTAGGTATGTAAACCGTTTTTCTTTTGGTTATATACACTTTCTTTAATGAAAACTGTATCTGTCGTGCGTACCCAATTTCCGAACTATGAGAAATTGACATTGATGTGATTCCCATACTGGTATATATCTTGTCTGTAGTGACAACCTTTACCAATTTTCTCTGAAAATACAATTTCTCAAACTTCTCACATATCTTCTTGGTTCTGCCCGCAGAAGGACTATGTCCTTTGCGATTTCTCCATGTAGCTGGGCTATCACTTATATATAGAGTGATACTCAACTGAATAGGTTTTAATATAATTGTGTCTGATACATTGTAACCATTTTCAACAGGATACTCAGGAATGTCAGCAGAATAGCTGATATCCTCGCTGATAAGAGCATCCCCTTCTATTCCGGCAATGCTAACCGGTTTTAGATTTCTTGCCATTCCTTTTCACCTACCTTGCATATGCCAGCCCTTTAGCCATATAGCTTGTGGCATCCTGTGCCGACTGTTTCATGCCCTTCGATACATTCTGTTGTGCCTGTACATCACTGCCAGAGTAAGAATTATTGAAGGTATTGTTCTGTGTCACATTTGTCGTATTACTTGTGTTATTTACTGCACTTCCAGTTGCTGTTGCAGCTGAAGCTGTAGCTCCTTTCATAATGGTTGATATGCCGCCTGCGAGCCCTTTAACTTTGTCAAGAACAGTGTCTTCATTTGAACTGATACCTTCGGCCAGTCCGCCCATAAAATCAGGCATCCAACTTTCATAATCAGTTAATGGTCCTTCATCCGGAACTGAGAAATGCAGAAATGATTTGATCTTATCTCCAATACCTTTTACAGCATTTACAATCCCCTGCACACCAGACATAATTCCGTTTTTTAAGCCCCCGATGAAATCAGCACCCCATTGGACCGCCTTCGACGGAAGGCTTGTTATAAAGCTGATTGCCGCATTGAATCCATCAACAATAGCAGATTTGATATTCCCCACGGCACCTTTAATTCCACTCACTATATTATTGAATGTGGAACTTACGGAATTAGCTATGTTTGAAAAAATACTACTGAAAAAGTTGTATATGGACTGCAACACTGAAACTATCGTGTTATAAGCAGAATTGATTGCATTTGAAATAGTGCTTGTTATTGTATTCCATATTCCTGTCAAGAAAGAAACTATTCCATTCCATATTCCAGAGAAAAATGCACTTATTGCACCCCAAATTGCGTTCCAAAGTGCCTGCAAAGCACCTAATCCAATAGTCAGAACTGTTGATATTGTGTTCCATGCCTGCTGTAAGAAAGCTACAATCATATCCCATATTCCAGAGAATATCTGTTTGATAGCCTCCCATGCCCCAGACCAGTTTCCTGTGAATACAGAGCTTATAAAATTCGCAAGTCCTTTTATTACTTCGAGGAATCCATTTATAAATTGTCCGCAGTTGTCCCACAGCCCTTTAAACCATGCGAGTATCGTAGAACCCCACGCATTCCAAAATGTCTGGATCCATCCAAATACAGTTTCTATTACAGTCGCAATAGCATTGAATACAGCACTTCCGGCTTCATATAAAGCATCCCAAACCGCTGACAAAGCATCGAGAATAGCTTGCCATACTGACAATAGTTTATCCTTTGTGCTTGTTGTAGAACCATCAATACTATCTTCTGTTCCACCAAATATCGTTGCCGCTAACTGTGATATGAATGTCCACACTCCACTCAGAAAAGTTTTTATGATTCCCCAGGCTCTCATAAAGTTCTCTTTTATACTTTCTCCGTGCCTCTCAAAGAATCCTTTAACAGTGTCAACCCACATTCCGGCAGCTTGTTTGAGAAAATCCCATACATTAAGCAGGAACTCTTTCACTTTCTGCCAAGCTTTAAAAATGGCTTCCCGGGCATTATCTGCACCAATGCCTGCCTTATCGAAAATCGTGCCGATAACTGAATCATTCCCCATAAGGAAATTGATGAAATCCTCAACAATCAACGCTAGTAAAACAACCGCTGCCACTATTGCCAAAGTCTTTAGGTTTGCCAAGCTGAATAAGCCTTTCATCTTTGTAAGTAATGTAATAAATGCTTTTGCTCCAGATATGATTTTGCTCCAATTCATCACAATAAAAAAAGCTCCGGCAATAATAGCCAA